GTACAGTACAGTCATTGATTTCCTCTCAAACGATGAATGAAATCGTATGGCATAGCATCCTTATATTCCTCGTCGTGGCTTCCCTTTTTCTCTCTTTCAAGCCAACTGGGATCCTGCGCTCCGAACCATTCAGCGACGGTTACCTTGTGCCGCCGGAATCCTGCGAGATGATGAGGGTCTTCTTCAAGCTCGATGACCTCTCCGGTGATTTCATCGACGTAAAATGGCATAAAAAAACCGGCACAAAATGCCGGTGATGTGAACAAAACAACACAATTCCTATCTTAGGAATACCATACCATATGCGTTGCAATTCTGCACCTTCTACACCCCACACATCCCCTCACATTCATTGCCAAACATGTCTACTTGATCTTTGTCGGGGTCAAGCTCAACATCAGCGAGTGGTTCAAGTGAGCTGTGCAAAAACAAATTCTCTTGTGTGCCGTGGACACCTTTACGAATATTTTCATCCATTTCGACAGCAAGCATCCAACTGTCAGGATCATTATTTTTGAGATTTAGCCATGTTTTGTCATCGTGATACGGACAAAAATAGCAAGCTGATTTTTGCGGTTGTTTATACCCGTTCTTCTCCATCCACACGAGACAGTGGTATCGGTGCATCTCTTTATCAATTAGCGGATAAATGTTTTCAATCCATTTGACCGGATTTGGTTTCATTCGGATGGTTTCATCCATTGAAATCCCCATCCATAGTCTCACCGCCACTTCTTTTGAGCCTCGTTGTCCCTTTTTGAGTCCAAGTAACTCTCGAATCTTTCTTTGGATCGGTTTCACCTTGTACTCAAAAGTACATTGACGGCGTAACATACCCCGACCTTTTTGTTGTGCAACAAAAAACGGTGGACTCGCCATTCGACCGCCTTTAAGTCCATTCTTAATGTCAGCGAGAAGACCATCGTTTTGCTTTACTGTGTAGACCGGAAAAGGCACCTCTTCCTGGATCTCGTCGAGTTGGTCGTAGACGTGCCAGGGTTCCGCTCCGGTGTCAGCAAAGATCGCGCAGTCAGGCATTGGTGTCAGCTCACCCTTTGCCGCCATCAGTGCCATACATGAGGATTGAACGCCAGCCCCCAATGAGAGTATGTTCATCATGTTTTAACTTGCCGCCCGACCGTTCGAGCAACGTCTTGCTCCCAGTCACCAAACAAACTTTTGAGAAACGAATATTTCGGTTCTAGATGGGTGTACCAATGCCTTTTGGATATACCAAGAACTTGCACCTTGCCTCCGGTCGCATCAAAGACCGGAAAATCACGGCCAGTGACCTCTTCCATGATGGCGATCCATATTAATTCCTTTAACGTCGAAATTTTGATTGTCCAATCCTGGCAGTCTGGCTCATCAAGAATCAGATACAGAATCTCCCGATGCAATCGATTAGCTCTACTCAGCTCGTGAGCATAGACGACCCTGGTGTAGAGCGATGCCAGTCGATCACTGTGCGCCAACGCACTGGCAACCATTTCCCAAGTAATTTCAGCTTTGCCTAAACTCCGCTTGTCCAGCGTAGCGGTTTTAGTCGTTAGAAGCTTTAGGCGTTCCAGACTCATTCGCTTTGAACAGCCGTCGCTGAATTTCCAACGCTTCGGCTCGTGATAACGGAACGGTTAGTGTGGCTTCCTCTGTGCCAATATCGAAGCGCCAACTTTTTTGTTCAATCTCGACGACAAAACCGTTGACGTGAATGTGTATCATAGGATGGGTACTCCTTTCTTATCGCCATTTGAAACGTCAACCAGGGCTTGCCCTAAGTCGATCGCTTCTGATTGCGACAAAGTGATCGCCGTCAACATCGCATTTTCCATTTTTTCAGAGGAGACAACGATGACGGTATGCTTATCACCATCATCTTGCATGACGTCGATTTCAAAACCAGATGCGAGTTCAATTTTGTGAAGTGACGTCACATCAATTCCCTTGCTACATTGCACCACGTCTTGAGATCCATTTCGACCCTATCGTGGAAAACGAAATCGGTAATGTCAGAAAGACACACAACCGCTCTCCACGAGTGGTAATCGATTCGGAAAATTAAAACGGGTTTCTCTTTTTGTCTTACCGCTTGCTCTGCCGTTTGCGTCCACCATTCGTGTCTAAACTTTTTACCCCTCTTAACTTCAATCGCCCAAGGTTTAAAACCAAGAATATCTGAACCACCGTCGGCGCACTGCTCCAGGTTACGACGAACGTTTAAACCAAGCTCGTCGTTTATGATTGAAACAACTTCAAGCTCGCCGTTCTTGCCCTTCGCTCTGACGTCGATCATTCAGAAACTCCTCAATGTCGTTTCGAATCCAGTCACGCTCGGCGTTCTCGTCAAAACAGCCGATAAAATCGTCGGGAAAATGTTTCATCATTTCGGTGTAAACACGTTTAATCCCATGTACACGTTTGCTCCAGGTTTTAGGCTGTTCATCAGCAACGTGGATAAATTCACCATCGATATAAAACAGATAAATTTCCGCGCCCAACCAATGCGCTTTCTGCTTACAATGCGATATCGTTTGTTCAATCGCACTCTTTTTTCCTTTGGTAACACTTTGGTTTGTGAGGGAGCTTGCCATTAAAGAACACCGCCGCCACTAACTTTACGAAGTCCATCATCTCGTGATCCTCCAGCCATTTGGCGCAAGCTTGGCGCCCCTTGGCCGAATCGCTGAACCAAATCAAAGAATGCTGTGCGACATCTCTCTTGCCACTCTTCAATTGGTTCACCCTCTTTTGGTTCTAAATTCATTCGTGCCAACGATCCTTGTAAAACTTCTCGGTATGGCTGGGCTTCACCGTCAATCGCAATCTTTCCGTAGCGATTAGACCAGTGCTTGTCGCAAAGAGACTCTGGCGAAGTGTGCGTTGCAGGTTCAGCACAATCGACGCAAGACTTCTTTTCGACCGACTCTTGCTTGATTGTTTTTTGAGTTTCCCAATCAGCCTGGTTGAGCCACGTACTGGCGTGTTTTCTAAAGCGTTGGGAGGTTTCACATTGCTTGGCATAATTGCGAGCGCAATTGTTAATCTCATCCGCAATGTCAGGCGTACCACAGGCCGTGTCATAAGAAATAACGGCTTGCTGTTTTGAACCGGTCGGCAGATAACTCCAAAACTCTCGAAAGCGATGTGCTTTCCAGCTTTCAAGATCTTTGAGCAACTGGTCACTTGTCTTGCCTTTCGTTTTCTTTAGTGTCATTGCAATGTTGTTTTGCCAATCGATGCCCCAGTCCAATACGTGGTGTCGCCGACCGTCATCGAGTGACGTGTCGCGCAACCTGAAAGCATCAAAAGACAGATGATTGTGAAAACAATTTTTTTCATCTTTCGTTTCTCCATTGTTCCGCTAGAGCGTATATGCCCTAGCGGCTAAATCGCGTTCCATTTGTCAGGCATCGATTTAATGGCTGATCAGACCCCCCTTTACTGGCATTTGAACCTGTTTTACCGGCGCTCGAACCGGTGGAAAGCGATTGGGCTGTTTAGCGATCAATGGTCGGGAACACCCAGCTCCTTCCAATCTTTCGTGTCGCTGACGCTCCTGTAAAAAGAGCCGGGTTTGACCCCGGCTCAAAAGGAGGAAGTGAGATTGACCGCTCACCACGGCGTCTGTCCTAATTCTATGCCACAAAACAAGGCAATTGGGAAATATATTTCCAATATAATGCCTTATACGGTATTGCGGTTCTAATTAATGTAAATTAAGGGTTGCATTTGGGAGCCGACTGCAATATTCTTGAGCTATTCTCATTCTTTTAGGTAGTTTGATTATGGAAGATAATTTCGTCTTTCCTGAAGTTATAGACCACAATAAACTGTATAACATCCATTCACCCAAGAGCGAGGAGACACTCGCATTTTCAAAAAGGAGCAGAAAAATGAACGCAAAATCTAACGTCGCCCAATTGAGCGACAAACAAAGAACGACAATTGAAAAAGCTTGCCAGACGATTGGCGACCGAATACGTCAAGCTTGCGACGAAAAAGGCATCACTGACCGCGAGCTGGCGCAAGCACTGGATGTGACAGAGAAGTCGGTGATGAACTGGAAAAATAATGGCCAACCTTCTCTCAAATATCTGAACGGATTAATCGCCGTGCTTGAGTGCGACGCAAAATGGCTCCTGGACGGAACGGTCAGTGACGATCTTTTGCGAGACGATGCATCGGCGTCCTCAAAGACGAACGTTGAATTCATCACGGCCAACCGAGCGATCCGCTTGATCCCACGTTTGGCGATCACTGAGATTGTGGACACCATCAACAACAACCCCGACGGTTACAAAATAATTTTGGCGGAATGGGTCAAATGGAATGAATCCTTCGACGATCCCATCGCCATCACCTTCAATCCGAAATATCCGCTCGGTGTGCCAACCTTTGCCCAGATGTGCAACGTCGATTGGTTCCCCACTATTCCATTTGGCGCGACGATTGGATGGTCAACTGAGATTCTTCCAGCGCCTGGTTCGTTCTGTCTATTCGCGCTAAAAGATGAGAACGGTATCTGGCGACACGCCACCGGCTTCTGGTTTCCATCGAACGATGTGCGCTACATCCCACTCGATGGTAAACAGAGCTATGAGCGCACAAAACGTTTTTGGCTGGTGACCGACAAACACGGCCGGAAATCACACGAATCTCGCCATGACATTTACATTGAGAATGCACACGAGACTAAATTCATTGCTTCTAAAACGTGGTTGCAGTTCACGGACTCCCTCACCATGACTGAGGCGCTGATGGGAACAACCGATACTGCGAGGCTTCAGTTTGAATCTCGAAAGGCGGATACCTGAAAACTTTTCCTCAATTCAACTTCGACCGGAACTTTGCTTCTCCGGTCGATTTTTTTTGCCCAAAACTTAATTAAGACAGAAACATGTTTCTTGAAAACTCAATTTTTCTACTGATTGTCCTCGATATTTTCCTGGTCATTTTTTTTGTGCTGGGATTAATTTCCGAGGCGGTGCTTTGGATTGCTTCAAAAAGAAAAGCGAACACCTGATCGCATTCTGAAAAAGATCTACGCCACGGCTCGTGGTGAGCATTGTCGGATCAAGTTTCAGGACATCTGTGTCGGCGGCACAGACACAGTGGTTTTCGCCCATCTCAACAGCATTGGTCTTGGCGCTGGACGTGGCCTCAAGAGCGAATACGGCTGTCCAGCCTGTCATGCTTGTCACTCTGAACTGGACCAAGGCACACAATTGGAAAAGGATTTCAAGCGCTCTCGTCATACGGAAGAGACGCTCAAATATTTGCACTGCCTGAAAAAACAAGGACTGTGGAGCTTCAAATGAAACAAATAAATTATCGAGGCACAGTGGTCAAAGCAAAGTTCGATGAAATTGTTGCCAACCTTGTCCACGCAATGGAGATGCACGACCAAGGTGAGCGCTATGAGGTTTGGATCAGAAAGCGTAAACGATCCAACGATCAGAACGATTACTTTCACAAGATGTTGCGAGAAATATCACACGCAACCGGACACACAGTCGAAGAACTCAAACATCACTTTGTGACCGAAGTGTTTGGGACAGAGGAGTTCGAAGTCGGCGGTGTCAAATACGAACGACCCATCTCGACCGCATCATTGCCAGTCGATGACATGGTTACCCTCAATTCACATGTGGAGACTTTTTATGCGGAAATCTGACGTCGAGACGCATTTGTTACAAGGTTTGGAAGTTGATTTTCATCCAGCGCAACACAAATATTGGATCGAGGGAACGGAAATTCAGGGCGTCACTCGGAGCGCCGGGATGACCAAGGACACCGGGTTTCTCGCACCCTGGGGCGCAAAGGCTGGCGCTGAAGAAGCCGACAAGATCTTTAAAGCCAAGAAAACAGATGAGCTAAAACGTCTTGAATATTCAGAACGCATCCGCAATGCATGGCGCAAAGTTCAGCAATCCGGAGCCGATTACGGCAACGTAGCCCATGATTATTTGGAGGCGTGGGGTCTGTCACAACTTGGCAAAGCGCCCAAGCCACCTGCTCCGGTAAACCGCGAGGTCAAAAAGACAGTCAAGCCCTTTCTAAAATGGGCAAAGGACAACAAGATTGAACTGATAGCAACAGAGCAAGTCGTCCTGTATATCGGCGACGGTCACCGCTACGCCGGAACACTCGATCTTCAATTTAGGATCGATGGAAAAAATGCCATTGGGGACTACAAAACTGGTACACGAGTCGGCATCGATGCTGTGTGGCAGATGGCGATGTACGCGAATGCGTTTGAGCAATGTTTTCCAGATCAACCGAAGATCGATTCGCTCTTCATTTTTCATCTGCCGAAAAAGAACGGACGCAAAAACATGAAGGTCATTGAGCTGACACGCGAAGATTTTGACTGGCGGTATGCACCAGCTCTCGGCGCAATCAAAGCCCAAGAATTTCAAATCAAAAGGAGCATGAAATGAAACAAGCAACTCGAAGTCATGTGGTGTTGGACAAAGACAATAACTTGGTGAGGTTTTCTTTTGCCGAGAACGTTGGCAATCCGAAACGTGCGAGAAAAGCACCGTTCAGTGTGCCAGCCTTCACGAAACAGTGCCGACTATGCAACAACCATGTCCATGTGAAGCGTTTCGCGCCTCAGCAAACAGCACCGGGACAGCGGCCGGTGTGCAAACAATGTCAATCAAAACAGGAGACAGTGAATGGCTAAAGCCATAGAAGTTGAAGAAGGTCAAATACTTGTTTTTCCCAACAAGTTCAAGAAGGCCGACAAAGAACCAGACTACCGCGCTCATATTTGTGTTGACGGGACGCAGTTGGAGTTCGGTGTTTGGAAACGGACGTCGAAAAAGGATGGATCAGCTTATCTCGGTGGTACTGTCAGTGAGGGTACACCGCAGAAAGCGACGAAGGTCATCCAAGACGACGACGACTTTCCATTTTGAGCAACCTAGGAGCTGGGAGGCGCAAGCCTCCCGGTGCATTCACCGACACAGTCACACGCGAGCTGGATGAAGCTCGGCATCTCGTCAAACTTCTTAACATGCCGAACGCAGACCACTCCAAAGAAGCGATCATTCAGGCGATACGCTTTTGGGTGCGACGCCAGGATCAACCCTGTCTCGCCAAACAGTGGGAAGACGCGAGTCTGTCCCAACGCGGCGAATTAAATGAAATTGCCAATAAAGGCTACGACACACAAAGGGATAAAAACGTTTATGACAACACCATTAATCGTTACACCTAGCACTATTAAAGAACACTTTGGCATCAGCAGATCGACAGCACTCATGCTGGAGCAGACTGAATTTGCCTTTCCGAAACGAGTAAAGCTGTCGCCTGGAAAAACGGGTTGGTTCGTCAGCGAATTAGAAGATTACTTTTCTCACCGACCTCGCTATAATGACAACGATAACGTTGTTCCCCGGTAGCTCAGTAGGTAGAGCAGGTGACTGTTAATCACCCTGTCGCAAGTTCGAGCCTTGCCCGGGGAGCCAAATTAAATTGGATTAAATTAGTTTGGTAGATGCACAAATCTACAACAAATCCATATACAAAAACTTTTAATCAATAGAATCAACGACTTATAACGGTCTAAATGGACTGTTAATCCATCACTGCCGTGTTTTCTAGCCTCTCATTTTTCCTTGTTTTCTGCCGTATTTAGCCCTATAATACTCTTTAGTTTCAACACGTTATGGGGATTGTTCGAGTCAAGATAAAGTAGTCCAATTTAATGTGATTTGAACTTTGCTCATATACAAAACAATATACAAAAATGAAATTATACCTACCTGCTAGAGGACATTAAAATGAAAAAAATAGTATACGAAGCTGATTGCATTGAGCATGGTGAACGTTTTTATTCGCTCTTCAAAACGACAGAAACCAACCCCTTAAAACTCCAAATGATGGGGCAAGACTTGGCGAGTGAATGGGGCGCCGAATGCATAGAAGTCACGGCAGTCAAAAAGGTTGATGGGAAATATCATGGTAAGGCGATTGAAGATGTATGGGACGAGGACATAAAACAATGAACCTTCAAGACCTTATTCACAGCATGCCGCAAGGCGGACAACGTGCAATCACGCACATCAAAGACGTACCCTCACCCAACCTACGTGTTCGCTTTGGTCAAAAGGCCAGTACGTTGGACATCGGCTATTCAGTCGAGGGCAAACAACAATATTTTAAGATCGGAGCAATTCCTCGCGTCGGGGCAACCGAAGATCACATCAACAAGATTTATAGCGAATACAAGCTTCAGTACGACCGAATCTTTTTACAAGGTATCGATGTGGCGAAAATCAAAAGAAGCAAAAAGGCCGAGAAAAAGAAGCGCGAATTTGAACAAAACAATTTAATGACGTTTGAAGACATGCTCTACCATTACATTCCTAAAGGCTGGAAAAAAGGCGATCCTAAACCAAGCCACCGTTCGCATGTGAGCGACGGTCAAATCAAAGAGGATGCCGGGATCATCCGATTGCACCTCACGCAACGCAAGGTGAATGGCAAAGTCTTGACGCATCGACCCGTGCATGCAATTCAGGTGTGGGAATTCAAGAAATTGTTGTATGGCGATCAAGAACGTGGTGTCGAAGCAATGACGCACGACAATGCAAGGAAGGCCAAATCGCTTTTAAGTCAAGCGTTCCGCCATTTGATCAACGATGAAAAAAATGCGTTGGGCTTGGTCAAGTATGACCCGATCCCCATGGTCAAAGAGGACAATCCCCGTCAGACCAAACAGCGTAAACGGTTCTTGAGCGACAACGAATTGCGAGACCTATGGACGGTTCTTGATTCGGATGAATGGAAAAGTTACTGGAACAAAAGAGGCGCTGACTGGCAGAAAGGATCCGACGCCATTAAGCTGTGCTTCTATCTGGCGACTCGCCAGCACTCCATTACCGAAATTAGCCCTGAGATGATCTACGACGAACCTAATGGTCAGCCTGACACGAATGGCTCATGGATCAAGTTTGGCGCCGGGACAACCAAGGGATCCAAGATTTCAAAAGACGTCAACCGTCACGATCATTGGATCTTTCTGACACCGCAAGCCAAAGAGATCTTGCATCGTCAGAACTTTACATTTTTTGAAGTCAATTGGAATTCCAGGTTGTTCAAACGGGCTGTTGAAATGGCTGGGATCAAAGAAGGTCGCCCGGAATTGTTAGCAAATGGCGAATTTAACCCTCAGTTCAATCCAAAAACCGATCCTCTTCCAACTGGACATGCCATACGTCGAACGACTGGAACACTTATAGCTAAGCGCTACGGCAACGACATGAGACGATTACTGGCCGATCAGAAATTCAATGAAGATGGCATCAAAACAACTCGTGATAATCTGGACGAGATTTACGATGGCAACACCTATGCCGAAGAACGTCAGGAAGGCTTCACCTATCTTGCTGATCGAATCGATCAAATAGTCGGCCTGAAATCAGCGAAGGTTCTACCGATCAAGAAATCGGCGTAATTGAAATAACGCAACCTCTGGGGAATGCGACGATGCTTGTCCATTCCCCTTTTTCATCCCTCGTTGTTGCGAGTTTAACCACTTCCTTGTCTTTGTGAATCAGAAAGCCCCAGCTTTCGAACGTAACGCATGTCACATCATTGGCTGGCGTCCAGTCAGCCGTCGCTGTTATGTCTCGCCAGTGAACACATACAAGCTTCGGTCTCCTTTTTCTCACTCACCTTTCTTCGAGGGTTCAATGAAATCAGAATGAATGGCTCGCCACACCTCTGGATTATCACAACCCAGACCGTGTTGCAAAGCAAAGCGAGCGACAATGGCTGATCGTTCGCGTTTGGAAGACGCCTCAACGTATTCTTTTTGAAGATCTGGAATACGATAAGGCAATTTCATTAAAAGGTCTCCGGTCTTTACAGGGCAAAACAGTGTTCGTTCGAGTGGGTTAGGTTCATAGCGTTCGGGGTTAAAGAGAGTCGGTTTCATTCAAAAAATCGTACAGCTCCACCTTTTCGTATTTACGGCAAAGGTACTTCAGAGACAGCTCCAGGAGGTCGTAGTCGCCGTCTTTTACGTCATTGAGGATTAATACTCCGCTCCAGCTTTCTTTCGCCTGAGCGCCCAAATAAGCCTCGGAGTGGAGATAACAGCTTCCTGCTATTAGACCTCGCTGAACGCATCCATTTGGCAGGGTTCTGGATGCTAGATCTTTCCCCTGTCGGTGACCTTGCACAAAGCTCAGGCCAACGTTTTTCAAAATGTTGTGACATGTGCCGGAGTATGGACGCGATGTCATGGGGTGATAAAAGTAATGGCTAAAATAAATGCCTTCGATTTCATTTACAGCTTTAAAGGGGTAGGTGTTCCAGCCTTCTAAGTTAAGAAGATGATAGCCCAACATGCCTTCAGTCGCCGGGTGTGCATCCACATAGCGCTGGAGTCGATGCTCGTGGTTCCCAAAGTGAAAATGAAAGGTCGGCATCTGTTTTAGGCGTCGCAGAGGCTTCCAGAAGCGCTCCATAGCGACGTTCCCTGCTTCGATGTCTGTTAGGATTCGCTGGCCTTCAATCTCCCTGACAGACGAATAGGAGCTGAGTGATGGAAAGTCCCACCAATCGCCCATCACGACAACGTGATCGGGCGCATAGCTTTTGATGGCCTTGGCGATCCAAGTTATGTGATCTGTCCGAACTCCAGGCTTGACCTGCGTGTCAGGGACGATGAGGATCCTCAATTGAGAAGTGGAGCGTTGAATTGCGTTTCGTTCAGAGCATCAATGTTTTCCGGCGCCATTGCGCTTTGCGATGTCGCGACAGCTCGTGGAATTGTGAGGGGCGGAAGTCGTCTGCTCCCAGAAAATTTCGCACCTCGCTTTGGAAACAGCGCTTTCGCACCCCCTTTGATGGCGGATGATGCAATGATTGCTTCTGTACCAAGTCCGAGCATGAATCCAACGCGACCGAGCAGTTTTCCAGTCTCCTGAGAGGCGACCCAACCTGATCCAGATGGATTCTGTTTTGGCGGTTGCGTTCGCAAAATAGCCCTTGCCAGTCGTGTGATCATTCCCCGTTCCTTGTCATTGTAAAGTGCGCGAGAAATGGCACGTCCATCTCCGAACAATAAATCAGCCACGGCTTTTTTAAATTTTGCGCCACTCACAGGTGTTCCGCTGTTGGAACCTCCCCTTGCTGTGTTCACCAACCGAAGGAAATAGGATTGGCGCAAGTTCTGCCAGCCTTCACTGGTTGCCAGAATTCTCTCGTCGAATTTACCGGTGGACGGATCTGTGCCGAACACTTTGCGTAAGCGTTTAACAATGGCTGACGCATGTGCGCCTTTGCCAGCTTTGCCAACGCCAATGATCGTTTTCAAGGCCTGGTCACCGCTGTAATCGTCTTGCTCAATCATTTTTCGGATCAATCGACCGACCGGATCTTTGGTGCTGGTTGAGGCAAACGTTTTAAAGTAAGCTCCGGACAACTCTCGTGCATATTTGAGAGCGTCCAACACAGTGTCGTCGCCTTCAATCAGCGCATTATCGACCAAATCATCGACCCACTTGTCGTATCCTTTTTTGATCAGAATCGCTTCTCTTTTGTCTGCGCTTCCCGGTGTCGCATCGTCAATGTATTTGCCGAGTTGCTTCCTTCCAACTTCGATCCATCCAAAATTTGGTGCAACTCCAACCTCGTCAACTTTCTCGGTCAACTCTTCGATATACGTCAGCGCTTTTCTAGCCTGAGAATCAGTACCGCTTGAAGCAAGAAATACGGCACCGTATTCCGGCTGTCCTTGTGCCAGTCGCTGTGCCTGGGATCCTGTCAATTCATCGTCGATGAATCTTAACAAGTTTTCAAAGGCGCGAGGTTGGACGAAACTTTCTTCAGGCACTTGCTCGTATGCGGTCTGAACAGATCGACCCATGCCTTGTTCCGCTTCCTTAATGTTCGTTAACAAACTTTGACCGGCATCACCCTCGTGTGCTGGAACATCACCGCCGAGTCTCGAAGCTGTGGATGCGATACCAGCATCGACTGCTTCTCTCTGAGCTTCGCGTAATTGATTCAAATTCTTTTGAGGCTTGTCCCCTCTCGCACCAGACAACACCGCCTCTTCTCCATAGAGCTGTTTGGAAGGGGGGAAATCAATTCCCGGTTCACCCGGCGCAGTCACTCTTGCTTGTTGTTGCCCTACCGTATACGGAATCTCAAATTCGATCTGATCAGAAAGCGACTCAGCGGTTGCAAGAGGGTCTTTTGTCGTTGGACGCACCGCCTCTTCGTAGCGCAGTTGTGCCAATTGGTCGGCATCCATTTCCGACGGGGCAAGAACCGTATCGGACAGCGTTTCACCTTGCGGCAAACTTGCTTCGGCTTTTTCAATCGATGATTCTTTTTTCAACGCTCCACGTCGTCGAATCAAGTTACTTGCACCGCCAACAAGAGGAGCAATCAGTTCAGCGATAGCGCCTCCAGCGAACGCCAGACTCGCTCGTTGTGGAGAGATGCCGGTTTCCTTGCTAAACAGTTTCGCCACCGCATCGTTGGTGACTGACGTCAAACCAGCGGAGCTTGCTCCGGCCAACATCTTGGTAAAAAGGTTGGCTCCCATCGTGGCGAGCTTTGCGCTGGGCAAATAGGCCAGCACTTGCATTAATGCCGTATTGGCATCAATAGTCGAAAATCCGGGCTTATTGATGTAGGCCAGATTGTCGCCTATCTGCACCAGGTACTTACCCTCTTTATCTTGTTTGATGTCCGCATCCGGCACATATTTCTTGATCAGTTTTGCTTGATCTGCTGGATTAAGCGTAAACAAGAGACCGGCGCTAATCTTTGCCATCTCAGAATTTGAGACCCCGAAATCTTCAGTTGTAAGCGCAGTGATCTCGCCGTACTCTTTGTCCGGGACGACGTAACTCTGTGTTTCTGTTTTGGACTCACTCGCCGTTCCGTAATTGGTTCGGTTTTCAGCAGGGGCTAATTTGGTCATTTATACATACCGGCTTCGTACAGCATGATTGCATCGGTTAGCTCTTGTAACCGGGCTGGGTCTTTCGTATAGGATTTAAGGTAGTTCAATTCGGCCAATACATCCATACCACGATCTTCCATAATTTTTATAACACTTTCCATTGGCAAATTTTCGATTAGTTTTATGTTTGGATCATCGACGATTGGGCTTTCACTACCAAGGTTCGGATCATAGGTTGACCCGGGCGTTGCCTCATCCCCAGCATACACTGGAGGAACGAGAATATTCGGGTCTTCCTGGGTTGGATCCGGTTCGTCGTCGGTCTTCGGAGGAAGGCCACGCATGATCGGTTCGTCGTCGGTTGTGTCTTCGAGAATCACGGACGGCTCTTCTACAGCCTCTTGACCACTTAGTGTCTCCACTGTGTCCCACGGCTTCGTCATGTGAATTGTTTTTGTGACGCCATCTTCTTCTTTGATGTAGTAGACGGTGTAAGGTGGAAGTTTTAAGATTTTCTCAACGCCGTTGTCGTCGTCGTGATTGATAGTTGTGAGCATCTTATTTATGTTGCTATCTTCCTGATATCCGTCTGTGAAACCCTTGAATTGTTGCCACCCCTCTTGTTCCTCTAACCACGCATGAAAACCACGATCCACAAAATTATTCTCTGTCGCATATTGATTTGCGAATCGTGCATACGCTCTAGTACGAAGCGCTCCTCTGATCATCAGCGATAACAACACCATATTGCCTTCCTGAGTTTGAGGCAGACCGGGTGCTGATGCCTGAAGAAAACGAACATCTCTCTCGGACAATGGCCCCGGCATCTCTTTCCTCAGTGACAGCGCCGCACGATTACCGAAAGCCTCGAAGGCTTCGGTCAAACCGATATCAGTTCCCCACTCCTCTGCAAGACCGGGAAACATTGCAATGCCAATCTTGCGAAGTCTGGTTGCAAGTCCAGCCAGCGCACCGGTTCTCAAATCACCTTTCTCTAGAATATTAAGCATTTGGGTTGTGTTAAGAAAAGTTTGTTCAGCCGCACGAGCCTGTTCTTGTATCCTTTCTTCATTCTTAACATACAACTTGTACAACTCTTCTTCACCTTTTTTTAGACCGAGATCGATGGTAGGACTGAAATTGATAGTACCGTCTTCTTTCAGCGTGACTTTTTTTATGTACTCTCTTCGTAGCTCCTCAAAATTATCCATAGTGTCCGGATAAAGCGCTTTAGCGTTCTTTTGAGCAGTGGTCAGTGTCTGTGTTTTTTCTGGGCTGAAGATCTGTTGCCGCATCGCATCTTCAAAACAAGCCTCGTCATCGCCACAGAGCGCCCTAGCGTTGATCACTGCAGCTGTTGGACTTTGTTCTTTACCTGCAAGATACTCTTGCATCGCTCCTATTTGTGCTTCCTTGTCATCTGGATAGGCGAATTGGATGTTTCTTTGAACAGTCGTTAGCTCTTCAACATTCTCCGGAGTCTGTTTTTGTTTTTCTATCCAGGATCGCTGTTTTGTTTCGTCATCCGGATAAAGAAATTTGGCAAGTTCGATTATTTCTGGAAAGTCCTGCGTGACCGGGTCAGGCAACAAACCTATTTGTGCATCGACGACGTCAGAAAATCTGGTTTGAAGGTTGAATAATTTAGTCCGGTAATCCGGATCATCTGTATCCAACTTCGATACCGCATCTCGATATGCCTCCTGGCGATCAGCAGTTCTCGACATGTTGGCGAGGTTCTGTAACTTCTCTTTTACCGCCAGGTTGTGTAGATAGGCGTCTTGATCGAGTTTCTGCTGTGTTTGAGCAACCTCCATGCCTTTTAGAAAATGAGGCACGAGATTGCTGAAACCACTGGGAGCCGCTCCTTTTAGAAGATCAGGATTCAGTGTGGGTACTTGGATTGGCATTTATTTGATCCTTAAACGTAAGAAGAATAATTAACGTTTTGAAAACCGAGTGCTGGATTTCCACCTAACTGGGGTGTAGACAAAAACCTCGGAGAAAAAACGAAAGCTTCTCCTTCATTAACCTCTCCGGGGCTGGTGCCAGTAGTCGTGCCAGTAGTCGTGCCAGAGGTCAGGGTGTTACCGCCATATTGCTTTCCACCGATTGTGAAAAGCGCCTCACCGAGGTTCGTCCAGGGGTTGTTTTGTGCGCCAGCCAAAGCCACATCAGATATGTTTTTCTGCATCCCCAATCCGAGGTTGGCAAGATCAGTCGTTCTTCCAATACCAAGATTCGCGAGGCTGGTTCCCAGCCCTTGTTCAAGGTTGGCGAGGCCAGTGCCAAGTTGGGACGCCAAATTAGCTTGACCGGTTCCAAGCTGGGCCTCTAAATTGCCCAATTGGTTGCCAAGCGCCATTTCATTCGCACCCAGTTGGTTGTACGCATTGGTCGTCAAATTGGCGAGGTTAATTCCGGTAGAGGCGGCTAAATTGCTCAAGTAATTCTGGGCGTTGGTTCCCATCCCTATACGGTTTTGTTCAGCGGCAAACCCGGCTTGTAAAGACTGGATGTGATTGTTTCTGACCGCCATTGCATCTTTGGAAATACGATCAGCAATCGCGTTCGCAGTGTTGCTCGAAGTGACCCCAGACCTAGCGCTGGACGCATTGGTCAGGGCGTCCATGACAACAGTTTTATGCGATTTCCAAACGTTGCTTTCGAAAATACTGTCAGGATTCAAAATCGCATCGTTCATTTCTTTCAAATAAGCATGAGCGTAAGGGATACCTGCCTTTCCATAATCGACGACCCATTGCATTCCTTCTTGCGCGACTTCGACCCACTTTTCGATTTCATCGGTCGCTAACCCTAGTCCTCTCAATATCTGCTCTGACGCACCGGCATTGCCGTCAATAAGGCGATCCATTGCCTTCCCGTACCCATCGCGCAAAGCTTGTTCTGCCTCTTCGGTCGCATCGGTCAATCTTTCGCCAGCGAACCCAAATCGTTTAATAAGGTCTTCGCGTGATTCATCGTAGCCAGACGTGATGACCCCTTTGATTTCTGCTTCTTTCTTAATAAGTTCGTCAGAGATGCGTTTAAGACGACGTCGTTGCTGATCGTCACCAATCGCCGTAAGGGCTGTGCCGAGTACCATCGGAAGTAACCAGGGTAATGCCATTATGATAAGTCTCCAGCGACCACCCATTCATCGGTCGCACGTTTGTAAAGTTTTGCACGTCCATATCTCGCGCTGATGCCGAGCGCACTGCCAGCAGACCTTAATGTCACGCCACTGCCAGCGACAATGGTCGTCGCACCAGCTCCGAGCTGAACAATGTCAATTTGTGTTCCAATCGGAAAAGCTACTGAACTGTTCGGCGGAATAGTCAAATTATTTGACGTGCCTTTGTTCATCTCCACCACATCGCCTTTGTCCCCGATAACAAGCGTGTAGTCGTCCGTTTGTGTGTTGACTGCACCAAACTGACCAAGGTCTGAAGATGACGCCAGAGAGGCTTCTGAGGCCGTCTGGTTGATCCATTTGGATGTGGTGCTGTCATACGCCAGCACTTCGTTGTCTGCCACGCTGGTTACGACCACGTCGGTGTGGTTCGAAAGGTTGGCAACATGGGTTGTGAGTGTCGAATCAAGGTTCGTCACGTTCGAATTCGTGGTGTCCAGGGCTGTCGAAGTGGCTAGATTGGCCTCTGAGGCGCTCTGATTGATCCATTTTGCGGTCGCAGAGTCGTAGGAGGCGAGATCATTGTCTGCAACGCTCGTGA